ATAAAAGGATTAGATGAAAACTTTAGATGGAGAAAAGGATTTCTTTATTGCTTTAGTGGTTACCCACAAAGTGGTAAAAGTGAAATATTAAATTATCTAAGCATATTAAGGGCATATCATTATGGTGATAAAGTTATGATGTACTCACCTGAAACTAATACTGCAGAACTTGTGCTGAATCTATGCCAAGCATATCTAGGAAAGAATGTAAATCCAAATTATGCTGATAAATGTAGTGAAGATGAAATGAATAAAGCATTAGAGTTTATTGGTAATCATTTTGCATTTCTAGAAAATAATGATGAAATGCCTACTATAAATTCTTTAGTAGATAAGTTTGAAGAAAGCACAGAGAAAGGATATAATAATTTTATTATTGACCCATTAAACTGGGTGGTAGAATCAAATGCTGGGGAAAGTAATATGTATCAATACTTGAAACTAACTTTAACTATTCTTAAACAGTTTGCAAAAAAGACTGATAGTATTATGACATACGTTGAGCATCCTAAAACACCATCTCCAGTAAGAGGTGTGATACCAAAAGCGACAGCGTTCTCTTTGGCTGGCGGTACGATGCATTTTAATAAATGTGATTGCATGGTAGTAATGCATAGAATTAATGATGATGAGGTAGAAGAAAGAGTAAAAGGTAGAGATTTAGTTGAAGGATTACTTTTAAATATGGAGAAACATATTAAATTTGTAGAGTTTGAAACTGTTAAAATGAAGTCTCAAAGATTAAATGGTACTTTAGGAAGCTGTTTCATACAATATGACTTAAAAACAGGTAGATATAAATAAATAAATTATGACACAAGAACAGGCGTTACAAATAATTGTTCAAGTTTGCGAAAAAGGAAACAAGAATGGTTTGTTTACTTTATCTGAAAGTTCATTAGTTTTACAGGCTCTCGAGCAGTTTGGTGTAACACCACCTACTGTAGAAGAAGTAAAACAAGATGAAGAATCAGAAGAAGTATCAGAAGCAAAGGAAGTTAAAGAGTAATTACTTTTATTCTGATAATGAAAATAAAATAATAGGCAAGACAGAAAATCCTTGTCGTACTATGATAAACCTCTTTACTGTGTTTAGAAATAATCACAATAGAGAGGTTTTTTTTGATATTGACAACCCTAAAAAAACAATAATTGACAAAGAAAAATCACTTTTATATTTGGAAAAAGATAATAACAAGGTTTACAAATATCAGGGAAATACTATTACAAGAAAAGATTTTATCATACTTTTGGGATGTGAGGAAAAATAAAGAGCAATTATTTGATATATTCCATAGGTACATAAGACATTATAAAAACAAAGCAAAAGCTGGTAAATATGACTATGGTGATGATGTAGAAACATACAAGATGATATTTGCTTTAGCTGAATTATTCCCAGTAGATGACAAATATTATAGAGATGAACCACAAGTGGAATTATATTTAAAAGAACTTTGGTATCTCTATTTTTTTTTTAAAGAAAGTATAGATGGACACCATGTAAAATATTCCAACATAGTTGTTAAATATTGTTGATATGAGAAAAAAAATAAACATTAAAGATATAATTCCAAATAGTGAAAATCCTAGAACAATATCAAAAAAGAACTTTAACAAATTAGTGAAGTCAATAAAAGACTTTCCACAAATGTTAGATAAAAGACCATTAGTAGTAGATGAAGATATGGTTGTTCTTGGTGGTAATATGAGGCTTAAAGCACTACAGAAAGCTGGTGTACAAGAAGTATTGATAGATGTAGCAGAAGGTTGGACAGAAGAACAAAAAAGAGAATTTATAGTAAAAGACAATGTGGGATTTGGAGACTGGGATTGGGATATACTTGCTAATGAATGGGATATTGAAAAATTGAATGAATGGGGATTAGAAGTAAATTTTACAGAAGATGATGTAGATGAAAAATATACAGCTAAAATTGTTGCACCTACATATAAACCTAGTAGTAAAAAGCCTGATATAAAAGATGTTTTGGATAAACAAAAAACAATGCAGTTTGTTAAAGAAATTAAAAAATCAAAATTAACTGATGAACAAAAAGAATTTTTAATCTATGCAAGTTATAGACACTTAGTATTTGATTATTCTAAGATTGCAGATTTATATGCACACTCTGACAAAAATATGCAAGAGATGATGGAGAAGTTAGCATTAATTATTATTGATTTTAATAAAGCTGTAGAGAATGGCTATGTAGAGTTATCAAAAAAGATTGCAGATATTTATAAATCAGAAGGAATATTAGAACATGGAAAATAAAGACTTTACCATTTTTATATTAACATTTGGCAGACCTAATAATGTTAAGACATATAAAACTCTAAATAGATTTGGATATACTGGTACTAAATATCTTATCTGTTCTACAGATGATAAAAAGCTAAATGATTATAAACAAAAATACAAAGATGAAGTATTGGTTTTTGATAAAGATAAAGTAAAGCAAGATATTGGTGATAACTTTAAACAACAAAACACAGTATTATATGCTAGAAATATTGCCTTTGATTTAGCAAAAGAATTAGGATACACATACTTTTTAGTATTAGATGATGACTATACTGATTTCTCATATAGATTTGATGACAAATATGTTTATAAAACAGGTAGAGCATACATTAAAAATTTAGATAAAATATTAGATGCTCTGTTAGATTATTACAAATCAATAAATGCAAAGACAATTGCAATATCTCAAAATGGTGACTGGATAGGTGGAAGTGAAAACAACTATGCAAGACAATTAAAATTAAGAAGAAAAGCAATGAATAGTTTTTTCTGTAGTACAGAAAGACCGTTTAAATATATTGGTAGAATGAATGATGATGTAAATACTTATGTGAAACTTGGTAGTGTTGGTGATTTATTTCTAACACTAATGAATGTCTCATTAAAACAAACAGATACTCAGTCTAATACAGGGGGATTGACAGAAATGTATTTGAATGCTGGTACTTATACAAAATCATTTTATACTGTAATGTATTCACCTGATTGTGCAAAAATATCAGTATTAAATACTAACAATAGTAGAATACATCATAAAATTAACTGGAATAATGCTGTACCTTGCTTAATATCAGAGAATTATAAAAAATAATAATACTTTTGTAATATGAAAAGCAACAAAATACAACATACTAAAAAAGCATTAATAGAAGGATTAGAAAAATCTTTGGGTGTTGTTACAACTGCTTGTAAACAAGTTGGAATAGGTAGGACTACATTTTATCAATATTTAAAAGATGATATTGACTTTGCAAATAAAGTAAAAGAAATAGAAAATATTGCATTAGATTTTGCAGAATCTCAATTGCATAAACAAATACAAAATGGTAATACACCAGCAACTATTTTTTATTTAAAGACA